ATGTCTCTATGGGAGATACCCAAAGGTTTAACTCGCTTACGTTGGCTTTCTCTCAAATGTCGGCGGCTGGAAAGTTGATGGGGCAGGATTTTAATCAGATGGTTGGACAAGGATTCAATCCGTTACAATTTATGACGGAAAAGACTGGCAAATCTATGGCGCAGCTCAAAGAAGAAATGTCAAAAGGGGCAATCTCCGCAGAAATGGTACAACAGGCGTTTATTGACGCTACAAGCGCAGGCGGAAAGTTCTATCAGATGTCAGAGAATGCTTCTAAAATTATCAATGGCCAGTTATCAATGATGCAGGATGCTATGGATACTGCATTCAATGAATTGGGGCAGAAATCGGAAGGTGTCATAATTAAGGGTATCCAAACAACCACTTCGTTGATAGAAAACTATGAAACGATAGGTAAGGTATTGGCCGGGTTGGTTGCTACCTATGGAGCCTATCGTACCGCCGTGATGCTGGTTACCGCTGCTGAAAGCAAACATACTATTGTAGAGATAGGGCTTACCAATGCTCGTGTATTGGCACGGAAAGTACAGCTTGCTCTTAATGCCTCAATGCTTACCAATCCTTATGTTGCTTTGGGAACGGTAATTATTGGTTTGACAGCTACAATGTTGGCTCTATCTGACAGTACAACCATAGCAGAAAAGGCTCAAAAGAGATTCAATGATGAACAGGATAAAATGATTCAACAAGAGACAGATCGAAAGAATCAAGTTGAATCATTGATACGTATAATTCAAGATGAGACAGAAACGGAATTAGCTAAAATATCCGTTTACGAACAGCTACAGAAACTATCTCCTGCGATAACAGGAGCGTACAAGTTGGAAGAATTGGCCGTGCTTGATTTAGCAGAAGCAAATAAGTTATTAAATAAAGAACGTGATACCAATACCTATGATTCGTATATCCGAAACATAGATGAGTCTACGCAGCGATTAAAGAAATTACGAGAGGACAACGGGAGACTTATAGGCGTATCTCCTTCAACAGGAATACCGCTTACTGTAAACAACAATAAAGCGATTGCGGAAGAAGAAGAACGTATCAAACTCCTACAAAAAGCGTTAGAAAATTTCAAAAGAAAGCTGTCAAAATCAACAACAGACACGACAAAAGAAGAAATAAAAAATAAATCCTACTGGGAGAAGCAGAAAAAAGAAGCGGAAGCCGCTCGTGACGCTTTAGCTGTTTCTGAGAAAAATTCAAAGAAATGGAATGAGTACACTAAACAGATACAGGAGGCACAGGAACAAATAGACAAATATTCAAATCCAAATGAGAAGGATAAGAGTACGGATAATCAACTCAAGCAACAAGAGAAATTGATAGACGAACTCCTATCCCTCCGCCGGCAGAACCAGCAATCCGAGATCGACCTGATGAAAGAAGGCTCCGCAAAGAAGATCGCCCAGATAAACCTAGACTATGACAATGAGATCGCCGCCATACTTACCAAGGAAAAAGAGTGGAAAGACGCTCAAGGCGGCAAACTGACTAAGGAACAGACCGTGGAGATTCGTACAGCCTTGGTGAACTCATACGTCAAACGGGAGCGATCGACCTCTAATGTGAATAAGGAACAACTGGAGGAAGAGAAACGTGCCATGAACGAGTATCTGAAAGAATACGGTTCTTATCTTGATAAGAGAGATGCTATCACGGCTCTTTATAACGAGAAGATAGCCAAGGCTACGACGGAAGGCGAGCGTAAGTCCCTTTCCGAGGCCATGAAAAGGGAACTGTCTGATCTCGACATAGAGGCGAGCAAGACGACTTCCGCTATCAGTCGGTTGTTCGGTGACATGAAAGACAAGACCCTCTCCGAGTTGGAGGCCATCAACCGGAAGGGGCGTGAAGCCTTGGAGTTCTTGAAAAGCGGTGTCTGGGATGAGAGCAAGGGCAAGGATTTCGGTATCACGAAAGAGACGTTTGAACTGTGGAGTAAATCACCCGATAAACTAAAAGATATCTCGGATGCGCTCAAGGAGAACAAGGAAGCCGCGGACAAGTTGCGCCCGGCATACGAGAAGGTCGCCAAAGGTCTGAAAGGCGTATTTGAGGCTGGTAACGATACGAAAAAGCTGCGACAGGCAATTGACGATATAGAGGAAGGGCTTGGCGAAATCATGCGGTCCGGGCAATTCCTCTCTGATACTTTCTCGAAACTCGGGGATTCGTTCGGTGGTGCGTTCGGTGAGATAGCCGAAGGCTTGAATGTGGCCATGGACGCGGTCAATTCCGCCATGGACGGGGCGAAAGCCGGTGCGATGTTCGGGCCGATCGGTGCGTCTGCCGGTGCCGCTATCGGGGTGGTCACATCCCTTGCCTCCTCTATCGCCAAGATCCATGACAAGAAGAACGAGAGTCGTATCCAGCGTTTGCAGGATCAGATCGACACGTTGGACAAGTCGTACGATAAGCTGGGCAGGTCCATCGAGAAAGCCTATTCCAAGGATGCCTCCAAGCTTATCGACCAGCAGAATAAGCTATTGGAACAGCAAAAAGTGCTTATCCAAAACCAGATCAAGGAGGAGGAGGACAAGAAGAAAACCGACAATGACCGTATCAAGGAGTGGCGGGACCAGATAGACGAGATCAATAACACCATAGCGGATAACAAGGAGGCCGGCAAGGACGCCATTTTCGGTAGTGACATAAAATCGGCGATCGACGATTTCGCCAACGCTTACGCTGACGCGTGGGCCGCCGGGGAGGACAAGGCGCAATCGGCCAAGGATCTCGTGAGGAAGATGATAAGGAACATGGTGACGGAGTCGATCAAGGCGGCAGCGTCCGATCCCATGAAAGCCATACGAGAGAAATTGCTCGAGTTCTGGTCCGACGATTATATCAGCGACTGGGAACAGGATTATCTGGATCGGAAGGCGCAGGAGCTGGCCGATGACCTCGACCGTAAGTTTGGTTGGGCCGACAAATATTTCAATACCGGTAACGCGGTAGAGGAGGAGGACGGGCGTACGGCCTCGTCCAAGGGCGTTGGTTCCATCTCCCAGGACTCCGCGGACATCATAGACGGTAAGATGTCGACCCAACTTATATTTTTAGATAGGACGTTGGTGCAAGTGACGGGTATAGCCGACCAGATGCGCTTCATCTACGACCTCCAGACAAGGGGCTGGAAGAACGTGGAGGCGATCAAGGACCTGTCCGGGAAGGTGTCGGAGAACACGGCCAAGGTAGCGGAGATCTCCGGACGTATAGAGGCCCTATCCGAGAAGATAGAGGCGAATACCAAGTCGGCGGCCTCCGGTATAAAGACTATTAACGACAAGGGGATATTAATGAGATCAAGATAATGATGGAGACGGTTAACGACATAATCAAATCGGCCCTCTCGCTCGGGGCGTGCAGTGGTTCTAACGGGGTGACGGACTGGAGAAGCCTCGTGTGGCTGTTCTTCAGCCCGCAGGGGCGTGAGTTTTGCGCGGAGAATGATTTCCCGTCGCTAGACATGTTCCGTGGCATGGCCGGTCACGTGATGCCCTATGGGGTGTACGTTGACTCCGGCCACGTGGACGTAACCAATCCCGGCAATATCGCCGTGATAGGTGATACGGATGCGGTGATAACGATAGACGATAACGAGCGTGTTCACAAGGTGATCCTCATGCACGGCGGCAAGGCTAGGGTCGTGGCGAGCGACTACGCCGTGATCCTGCTGGTGAATATCGGGGGAGAGGTTGAGATAAACAAGGATAATACCGTGGTGATCTTATGAGGGGTGAGTTATACATAGACGGCAAGGACGCCTACACCGATTTCGGCGTATGGATCACGGAGGGAGGTTACGACGGCCTCCTGCCTTTCCCCGAGCTGGTGGAACCGGACAGGAACGACTGGCCGGACGAGGACGGCATAGAGCCGGACTTGGAAAAGCCCACCTTGAAACCACGGGAGCTCAACATCACGTTCGTCCGCAGCGTGGAGGGAAGATCCGCCGGCGATCTTGTCGAGCACCTATCGAAGCCCGGGTATCATGCCTTCCGCATCCCCTCGCTGGGTAGGGAGTGGAGCTTGCGGCTCATCCAGAGCCCGGCGTATGAGGATTGGGACATGTTGGAGGCCTTCACGTTACGTTTCGCTGAGGACCGGCCCGTAAGACCCTCGTCCGTGGCGATCCCGGAGGGTGGAGGCCGGTACGTCCCACTCTCCGAGTACGAGCTTGACGGCGTGCCCCTGGACCGGTACGGCGTGATGGTGACGGAGGGTCGTGACGAGATCATGAGATCCCCGACCGTGAAGACTAACCTGTCCCGTACGGTACTGGATGTTGACGGCAGGATATATGATACGGAAAACGTCGTTTTCAACAGCAAGGAGGTCACGCTTAAATGCTGCCTGATCGCCGGCTCAATGACGGCGTTCTGGAACTGTTACGACGCCCTGCTCCACGCCTTGATCCAACCGGGCGAGCGTACGTTGTACGTGGATTACAACGTGGAGGAATACCCCTGCTATTACAAGAGGACATCCGGATGGAAGCTTGAGAGCCTCCGTGGGCGTGTGGTGGTGACATTCAACCTCACGCTGGAGTTCACGGTGTTCCGCCTTGGCGGGACGGACTACCTGCTGGCCACGGAGGATGGTGACCTTATCGTCACGGAGGATGGAGAGTATTACATAGACCTGGGAACATATGAGAACTAAGAAAAAGAAAATATCAGAACTCACGCTGGCCGACAGCCTTACCGGTCTGTACACGATCGGTTGTAAGATCATAGACGGCATACAAACCAGCGTGAAGGTGAGCCTCGAGGTGATCCAGAAGGCTTACGAGGACATGCTTACGGAGATAAGGAACGCCCGTGACGCCGCCAAGGCGGCTAATACGGCGGCCGCTTCCGCTAATACAGCCGCCGGCCGTGCGGAGACCGCCGCCGAAACGGCCCTGGCGACCAATCAGGTTATTACCAAGGCGGAAACCGGGCGTGTTAAAGCCGAGCAGGGGCGTGTCGAGGCGGAGAACGCGAGGAAGGAGGCTGAATCATTCCGGGGCGAGGCGGAGGACTTGCGTGAGACTGCGGAGCAAGAACGGGCGACAGCCGAACAATCGCGCGTGGAGGCGGAGACCCGGCGGTGTACGGCGGAAGCCAAGCGTATTGAGTCTGAGACCGCTCGTACGGAGTCTGAGGCTATCCGTCAGCGGCAAGAGGACGGACGGGTGGCGGAAGAAAGCAAAAGGGTTGAGACCGAGAAACTCCGATCCGTGGCCGAGGCCCTGCGTGACCGGTCGGAACAGGAACGTACCCGGCAGGAGGAGACGAGAGTAAAGGCCGAGGGATCACGTGACTCCGCCGAACAGGAACGGATGACGAACGAGAGGAAACGTGTTGAAGAGGAAGCCGCCCGAAAGGAGGAGGAGTCGAAACGCGTACAGTCGGAACGGGAACGTGCCGAGGCGGAGACCGTTAGGGAAACCGCGGAGGGCTTGCGTGAGACGGCAGAGCGAGCCCGCAAGACGGCGGAAGGGATGCGTGAGCAACAGGAAACGTCCCGGCAGGAGAATACGGCC